TCACTCAAATCATACACTATGCTTTCCTCAGACGTATACAGAAAGAGAAAAAACAAATGGAAATCCGTGAGAAGATCATTGAGAAGTCGGGGTATGATGAGGTTATGCATGTTGACGACACTTACGGCAATTCTAGTGACTACAATTCTATAAAAGAAGCAGTTCAAACAAAGATGAATCAATGAAGCTAACTCAAGATATTATTGATAAGATTCAAGAAGCGATGAATCATACCAAGAAAGATGGTAGTATCAACTGGCAAGATAGTGATGAGATTGAGGTAAATCTAGCAGGAACATTTGCAGCTGATAGATTCATTGTTATCAAGAACAAGACAAAAGATCCAGTGATTTCTGCTGCTCCACATCCTTATTTTGATTACGAGAAGGGTGAGTTTACTAAATGCAGTAGAGAAGAATATTTAAAAGAACAAAAGGAACTAAAAAATGAAGATAGCGATAATAACTGATACTCACTTCGGAGGTAGAAGGGGTAGTAAGGTATTCCATGACTTCTTTCAAAAATTTTATGACAACATATTCTTCCCAGAACTAGAAAAGAGAGGTATCAAAGAGTGTATCCACATGGGAGATGCTTTTGATAACCGAAAGAATATCGATTACTGGTCACTTGATTGGGCAAAGGAACATGTATATGACAAGTTCAAAAATTTAGGCGTCCAAGTTTGGCAACTTGTAGGTAATCATGATGTCTATTATAAGAATACAAACAAGATCAATTCAATTGATTCGCTCCTAGAACATTATGATAATATAATCCCTATATCCAAACCAGACACATACGATATAAACGGATTCAGAGCGATGATGATGCCTTGGATATGTGATGACAACTATCAGGAGACTCTTGCAGCGATAGAAAAGTCTGATGCTAAGATGGCTTTTGGACATCTTGAACTACATGGATTTGAATTATATCCAGGCATGTTCCAGCAAGGTGGTATTGATAAAGGTATTATCGCTAAGTTTCCTACAGTATTCTCAGGACACTATCACACCAGAAGTAATGATGGACAAGTCTTTTACTTAGGTAATCCATATGAAATGTATTGGAATGATTGTGGAGACAAGAGAGGTTTCAATATTTTAGATACGGAAACAGGAGAGATTGAATTTGTAGAGAACACATATCATATGTTTGAGAAGATATACTACAATGATACTCCAGCAGAACTATTCAAAGCACACCTATACAAAGATAAAATAGTAAAATTATTCATAAGATCTAGAAAGAGTCAGTTACAATATGATAAATTCCTTGATAAACTTATGAAAGCGGGGATCATTGACCTTAAGGTTGTAGAGAATACAGCAGTCAATGATACAGAAGTTGATTTAGATAGTGAAAAAGTAGAGGATACGTTAACGCTTCTTAATAAATATATTGAAGACTCCGATTTCGATTTACAGAAAGAGAGAGTTAAAACACTTCTAAAAGAAGTTTATCTAGAGGCTTGCGAAGCAGAGTAATGTACATTCTATCACTTCATGGTCACGAAGGAGAAGGAGCATACGCCGTCACTAATGATGATGGCCATAAGGCTTTGTATCTTTTTGAACAAGAAGATGATGCTACAAGATACGCAGGCTTGTTAGAAGCCAACGAAGCAATTCCCTTGACAGTTGTACAAATAGATGATAGACTGGCTGTAGAAACATGTCAAAAACACAAATACAAATATGTTATTATCTCAGCAGATGATATAGTGATTCCACCAAAAGATTATGATAATATTCAAAACGATACGGTGGCGTAATTTTTTATCAACTGGTAATCAGTTTATAATTGTAAGTTTTCAGAAATCTCCTACAAATTTAATAGTTGGTTCAAATGGTGCTGGTAAATCCACCATTCTAGACGCTCTTACATTTGTATTGTACAATAAACCATTCCGTAAAATTAAGAAAGCGCAGTTAGTCAATACTGTAAATGAGAAAGAATGTGAAGTTCAGATAGAATTTGAGATACAAGGTAAGATCTATACCATTGTAAGGGGTATGAAACCTACTTTGTTCCAGATTTACATAGATGGTAAATTACAAGATCAGTTTGCCAATCAATTAGATCAACAGGCGTATCTAGAAGATAATATTTTAAAATTAAATTACAAATCCTTTACTCAAACTACAATTTTGGGATCGGCTACGTTTGTTCCTTTCATGCAACTCGGTAATTCTGACCGTAGAGCGATTGTTGAGGACGTATTGGACATCAAAATTTTCTCTGGCATGGCAAAAATTCTTAGAGAAAGGATTAGTAAGTCAAATACAGAGATCAAAGAGCTCATAATCAAGAAAGAAATGATAGAAGAGAAGATTGAGATGCAAAAAAACTTCATTTCTGACCTTGACAAGAGTGGAAAGAAGAGAATTAAGGAGACAAAACAAAAATTAGATGCTCTCTTTGAGGATGAGTCCACGCTGATGGGAGACAATAAGAAATATGACAATTTAATTAAGACGAAATACCAACCAGAGCTGGAAAATCTATCAAATGCTCGGGGTTCTCTTAAGAAAATGAACACAATCAAAATTAAACTGGAACAACGGATACAGAATATAACATCCGAACATAAGTTTTTTACCGATAATGTATCATGCCCTACTTGTGAGCAGAAAATAGAGGAGGACTTTCGCTTAAATAAAATTAAAGACATAGAAGTGAATGTAAAGGAGATAAACTCCGCTTACAAAGACCTTCAAAAATCCATAGACACTGAACAAAAAAGGGACAAAGAGTTTATGGATATCTCAAAGCAGATCACCAAACTAACGAATGACATTTCTACCAACAATTTTAAAATTTCTCAGTATCAGCGACAGATCAGAGATTATGAATCAGAAATTCAAGAAATTACCGAACAAATTGCAAACCGAAATACTGAAAGAGCCACTCTTAAGTCACTCAAAGGCGATCTAACAAGTGTAGAAAAGAATAAAGCTAAACAAACTGAAGATATAGACTACTTAGAATTTGCAAACTCCATGATGAAGGACTCTGGAGTCAAAGCGAAGATCATAAGAAGGTATTTGCCTGTCATGAATCAGAAGATAAATCATTATCTTCAAATGATGGACTTCTATATCAATTTTACATTAGATGAACAGTTTAATGAGAAGATTAAGTCACCTATACATGAGAAATTCAGTTATGAATCGTTCTCTGAGGGTGAGAAAATGCGAATTGATCTTGCTATTCTGTTTACTTGGAGAGATATTGCTAAGATGAAGAACTCATCTAGCACAAACATCCTAATCCTTGACGAAATATTTGACAGTTCACTTGACAGTAATGGCACTGACGAGTTTACGAAGATTATCAAGTATGTCATTAAGGATGCTTATGTGTTTATGATATCTCATAAGATAGATGAACTCACTGATAGGCTAGATAATTTAATTACCTTTGAAAAAATGAACGGATTCACAAAAGTTAGATATTCTACATAATAGTATACTACGGATACCGTATGATACTACTAGATGGATGTCACTCACTCAAACTTGAGTGTGCCTTAAGGGAACTTGGCTTCATTGACATGGAGTGGAGAACTATTGCCCATGCAGGTATTTTTCTAGTACAACCTGTAGGTATGCCAAATGATCCCGAAGGTGATCTACTGGGATTTACAATAACATATGAAAGTAGAGTCATAAAATTACAGAATACAGCGAAGAAGGCATTAGACACAGCGATAAAATGGTCGGGGTAGACAGTTGACAAACTGGCACACTGTTGCTTGAAATTGGCACATGATCGACTATCATGTGTATATACGACAAGAAAACAAATGCTCAAAGAAGTTAATTACGAAGTCAAAGGTCAACTGGCAAAACTACTTGCAACAGAAGATCTTATCATAGAGAACCGTAACGTCTCTACAGCGTCCTTTGATGTAGAACGTAGAGTATTGACCCTTCCAATGTGGGAGAAGGCTTCTACAACCGTATACGACCTTCTTGTAGGACATGAGGTTGGCCACGCATTATACACACCAGCAGAGAACTGGATGCTTGATTATCCAGAGGTTCCACAATCTTTTGTTAATGTATTTGAAGATGTGAGAATCGAGAAGTTGATGAAACAGAAGTATCCTGGCTTGACTAAGACATTCTATACTGGATATTCTCAACTAGCTGATCAAGATTTTTTTGGACTAGAAGAACATGATGAAGAAGATATCAATCTG